GTTTTCGTCAGTAATTCACGCCATTGGTGACACAGCTGTAGCTTTTGGTTCAGCTGCCATAGGTGTATCAAAGCTCGCCTACCACAGCACTGTGGTGGGAGCCAATTTGACGAGGATCGGGGCTGCCCTTATGAGGGGAGGTGCCCACATGACCACAGGCCTCGCCAGAGCCGTCAGCGGCCTGGTTGGTAACAAGGGTGTCAGGGCAGTCGCTTATGCGGCGCCGGCGGTCACCCTAGGCCTAGGTGCATTTATCGCTGCTAGGGGAATAATGAGGCGCCACAGCGAATCTGTTGGGGATCGTGGCTTGGGCACGTACATTCAGTGCGTGACAGTGCCATCGGCAAGACTGGTGCCAGGGTTGGCACGTTTGGGATTCACTGAAGAAAGGCCTGACGGAGTCGGGTTCGATCGGAAGTTGGAGTTCAACGTGCCCACCACAGAATCAGTTGAGCCAAATCTTCGATATTTCAAGTGCACCGACTACAATGGGCTGGGGCTGGCACGCCACTACAAGATGGTGGTTGTCGATCAGTGGTTCCAGTGCGTTGTAGCGCGCGGCATTGCGAGGTCTGACGAGCCCTCAGAACACTATGCCGCGCACATCATCTCGACTGTTTCGACGGTCGGGGTGGATGCGAGCGTCCATTCACTGCTGTTGGAATCAACGGCTGCAGCGGCCTGTATGTGGCTGCGTGCGGCCCGGGCCCGCCGTTCAAGGCGGGCATCCTAGGGACCACGGGGGTCGTGTAGATGGATCACCGGTTACACGATGTCCGACGCAGCGGTGACGCGGGGACCAGAACCCCCGCAAAAAGCAGGGTCAGCAGTTATCTGGCCCGAAGTGGGACTGAAAGAGCCGCTACAGGCAAGGCGGCCCATGGCTCGGCAGATTGCCCCAGTAACGATAGGCTACGCTCCATGCGTGCCAGATACGTCTTCCCAAGAAAACCATGTACAAGCGATGCGGTGCAGGGTGGGGATGCGTGTAGGGCCAGAAGAGATAGATGCCGTCAAACTGGAGGAACTGCAGGAGTGGGTCAGCAAGTGGTGCAAACGGAATGTCTGGGTCAAGGGTGAACCACCATCCTTTGACGAGTGGCTGAAGGAGAGACCATACCCGATGAGGAGAAAAGAAGAGCTCATTGCCGCGAAACTGCCTATGGCAGCCGCGGCAGTCAGAGCATACACAAGGATCAACACGCACTTGAAGCGCGAGTTTTACCCCGCATTCAAGGAACCGAGGCTGATCAACGCTCGCGTTGACAGTTTCAAGGCTGAATTTGGGCCGTGGTGCGCATGGATGGAAGAACACATATACAGCCTACCCAATTTCATAAAGAAAGTACCCCTAAAGCAGCGTCCTGAGTACATTGAAGAGACGATAGGCCAATGGCCTGTCAAGTATGTCAGCGATTTCAGCAGGTTTGAAGCCAGTATGCGTACGGAAGTAATGGAGGCAGTGGAGTTCGTGGTTTATAGGCACTTTGGTGTGCCTGAGTGGATGTTGGAAGTAATCGGCGGGTTAAACCGCTTAAGGGCACGGGGCCGGCTGGCAGCGCAAGTTGTCGGCGGTAGGATGTCAGGTGAAATGAACACATCACTCGGAAACGGGCTTACCAACCTCCTCATAACTATGTTTGTGCTGGAGAAATCAGGGATCAATGGCTTTGTCATAGTGGAAGGGGATGATGCAATCTGTGGCGCTGAAAGGCGCCCGGACGAGGCGGATTTCTTAGAGTTGGGGTTCAAGGTGGTGTTCGAAGATACGCAGAACGTGGCTACGGCTGGGTTCTGCTCAATGTACTGGTCGAGCGACCGTGTACTCATGTGCGACCCATTGCGCCTAATGAGGCTAGGTTGGTCGTTGTCGTGCCCTCGCAACGCAGGTGCGCGCTTTGTGCGCCAGCTGCGTGGAGCCATCGCAACTTGCTTGGGCTACGAATTGGGATCCTGCCCGATCTATTGGGCGTGGGTCAATAAATTCTCAGAAACCGGGAGAATGCGCAACGAATATTGGGCCAGAGAAGAGCTGGCGTCATTTGGGGTGCCACACGAAATCCGGAACGAGTGGATCTGGATCTGGAAATCAGTGAAGGTGCCCGAGCCAAGTGATGCCACGCGGCTCGATTATGAGTTGCTTTACGGTGTGCCAATCCAGGCACAAATCGAAATTGAATCTCTCATCACAGCCGGGGTGGATATAGACCACCCAACACTCAGCGTGATCTTTCAATCGAAGTACCCGGACGCCAGCCTTAATTGGCTGGAGTACGTCCGGTATTTCTAGCTCGATCGACCAATGCCGCTGGGCACAAAGATGCCGAAACGCCGAACAAAGAGCTCTGGGCCGCGTGTGCGTGGCCCGGTTAGCCCATCCAAGGAACAACTCCTGCGGATGATCAATCAATCAGCCCCATCCACCAGCTTCAAAGAGTGGATCGTTTTGAAACTACTGAAGCCGATGGGGCTCACGGCATTGCGTTCCATACGTGATGCCATCAACGACCTGATTCGCAAGCTAGAGCAGGTCTCCGGGGGTGGCCGCGGAAGACAAAGGGCACTTACCCAAGGGGGTGAAACCTTCTCCGCACCATTCTCGGTGGGCGCTGCTATGACCACCACGCCACCCACCTCTCATGAATTCGTTGAAGACGGAGTTGAGGGTGTGACACTCACGGGTGAGGAGTTCATGTTCGGGTTCGAGCGTGACAACTCACTCTATCGAGTAAAGTTCATTCCATGCAATCCATTATCATGGGCTGGTACAAGGGCAGCCAAGCTGGCTAAACAGTACATCGCGTACAAGCCAGTCAGCCTGACGCTGCGATACCGGCCATCTTGTGCAAGCACGACTACGGGGAACATCTTGATCAGTACCCGTAACTCTGCTGATAATGTCCCCACCGGGGCAATTGACATGCAGAGGTACTTCTTGGCGAAGAATGGCGCTTGTTGGACGACCGCCTGGGCAGCAGGTGAGTGTACAAGCCATGAGCCCATGCTACAGAAGTATTACAAGTTGGACCTAATGGATATGCCGGAGACGGGTGACTGGGGGTTCGTTGTCGCTGATAGCGTTAACACGCTTGTCGGCACACTAGGACTTGGAATGCTGTCAATCGAGTACAAGATTAAGTTCCTGGGCAAGCGCAACACTAACCTAGGGCTGGAGTACAGCACACTGGGTCGTGAGTCATTGAACATCGTGAATTCGACAATGGCTTACAACCATCGGGTCGGGACGATACTCTACCTCATCAACAATTTGGATGAGCTAGACGTAGGAGGGTTCCGAATGACTTGTGGCGACCGTCTAGTCGTCATAAAGAATACAGCCGGTACATCAACGTTCGCGCCGCTCGACACGAGGCGTGGCACCACAGATCTTATCAACACTGGTGGTGCCATCATCTTCGATGGATTCGAGCCGGCAGATGAGTACTAGGCGGCATTGGCCGGGCACGCTTGGGGAGGCGTGCCAAACGGTGATGTATCCCTGGGTGAGCAAAATCCAGCATCGCCCTAGCCATGTGTTGGGCCCCGACGGGGGAGAATAAATAAACAAACTATCCGCATGGCGGTCGCCCCCACTGAGCCAATCAGTGGCTGAGTGCAGCAGTGTTCTGCGCCGTATCCCGCAACGTAACCCGAG